TGATTAAAATGAGTCAGAACTACTTGACTTGGGACGGCGAAGATGCTACAATGTTATATGGCATTGGAAAATACGGCAGCGACAGCTATGAAATTTTTTACAAGAACAATTATGGTGTGATGCCCACGGATAAAGAACTGATAAGATATCTCAAGGAAGAAGTTAATGTTTTTGAAACTGCTTGAACGTTTAGGCCGTAAGCGTATCATTTATGATCGTGTTAACAATGAACCGTATCTAGAACGGTATTATCTCTTTTTGAAAGAACGTGAGCGTTTTCCTTTCAACATATTTCTACATAAGTTTCTCAAAGGAGATCCGGATGATGTTCATGATCATCCTTGGTCCTATGCCACACTGATTTTGAAAGGTGGATACTATGAATGGGTTCCGGAATTTGATCAAGACGGTAAAATGCTTGGCGAGATACAGAAGTGGCGAGGTCCAGGTCATTTTCGTATTTGTGGTTCTTGTAGTTATCATAGGATTGAATTGAAACCAGGTGTCGCAGCCTGGACGCTGTTTATGCCTGGTCCTCATCGTCGTGAATGGGGATTTTTGGTCAACAACAAATGGATTCAACACGAGCAGTACCTCAAGGAGCGTCATGGAAAAGCGTAAAGTAAATTGGCAAGAGTTTCAAGGTCTAGTGGCAAAGATATGTAGAGACATTTCTCTAGGTACGTGGCGACCAGACTATGTAGTGGGCATTACTCGAGGTGGGTTATTGCCTGCTGTCATGATCAGTCAATACTTTAACGTACCCTGCGAAACACTGAAAGTAAGTCTTAGAGACAATGGCGGTGAACATGCTACTGAAAGCAATTTATGGATGGCGGAGGATGCCTTTGGTTATCCCATATACGATCTTATGGTGTCAGACAGTGGCAAAAAGAACATACTGATAGTAGACGATATCAACGATAGTGGTACAACTATCAATTGGATTTTAAACGATTGGCAGAGTGGCTGCTTGCCTGATGACGAAAGATGGCTTGATCAAATATGGAATCAAAATGTAAAGTTTGCCACCATATTTGATAACCTTGCCAGCAAGTCTAAAGTCAAAATGGACTACGTTGGGGAAGAGATCAACAAAGCAGAAAATCCTGTATGGATTGACTTCCCCTTTGAAGAATGGTGGACAAAATGAGAAAAGAAGATTACATACTGGAAGATGCAGAGAAGGAAGGCATTGCACCTTGGAAGGACTTGGTCCGGGAAGACTTTCATGTCAAGGTATTTAAAGATAAGTACCCTGTAACCGAAGGGCATTTGCTATTTGTTCCGCAGTATGCAGCCGATGGAGTGATTGTTGACTGCTTCAGTGATGCGCTCACTCATGGCAAAGACATGGTAGAAAAAGGCGAGTGGGACGGTTTTAATATTGGTATCAATTGGGGTGAGGCAGCAGGACAAACAGTCATGTACCCGCATATACATCTAATTCCAAGACGCAAAGGAGACATGAAAGATCCACGTGGTGGAGTGAGACATGTTATCCCAGAAAAAGGCAATTACAAAAAATGAGTAGAGCATTGTTTATAGGAGATAGTCAAACCTGTGGCTATTGGAGTCATCCGACTAAAGTAGGTCCAGGTAGTTACACCTACTGGAACGACAACAACTATGCAGAAATCTACGGAGAAGATAACAACAAATCTGTAGCAATATATGCAATGGCAGGTGTTTGCAATCGAGTCTACACAGATTGGCTATCTGCCATGTTCGAAAAGTATGATGACATTGACGAAGTGTTTATATGTCTAGCCCCATTTAATAGGTTTAGGCTGGCCTTTGACGGTGAGCTGTCCGACGAAGTTATACCCATTGACTATTTTACCGAAAAGATGAGTGCTGATAACGGTGCCATTGATAGGTACTGTGATCAAACTATACAAAATGAAAAAATACAATTATTTCAGAAGTCACTCGATAACGACTATGGTAATTTCCCTGGAATAGACATTGACATGCGCAAAGGACTGCGCACACCAAATCTTCGTAAAAACACCTATATGGAAGTGAAGTTATTTTTTGAACTTAACACATTTCTAGAAAAACGTGATTTTTTACTAGATGTCTATGTATGGGATCGTATGTGTGCAGAACACGGCGCTAAACTCTATCTTTTTAATTTTACAGAACGATTAAAATTTCCTAGTAATTTTGAATATTATGGAAAATTAAACAATACTGTGATTGCTTCTAAAACTGTTGAAGCCTATCTTGCTGACAAACTGATAGATCATACAAAATTCTATCTAGAAGACAACGAACATTATAATCGTGAATATCACAGGTATATCTCAGATAAATATCTGCCCTGGTTAAAATCACAATGAAAATATTGATTGCCGGAGACAGTTTTGCTACAGTATGGCCAAATGCCCAGTTAGGATGGCCTACACTTCTGGCTGCAAAATATAGTGTGGTTAATCTAGCACAGGCAGGTATAGGCGAATACAAGATCCTAAAACAAATTGAATCTCAGCAAGTTATGAATTTTGACCTAGTAATTGTGAGTCATACCAGTCCCAGTCGACTGCATACCCCGCAACATCCTATACATAAACAAGGATTGCACAAAGATTGTGACTTGATTTTAAATGATCTGCTTGATAGATCTTCATTTAGAAATCCCAGTCTCAAAGCTGCACAAGAATATTTTAAATATCATTACGATGATCAATATCAAATAGACATTTATAATTTAATTAGAAAACAGATTAAACTATTGATCACTGTGCCTTATATCAGCATGAGTCATGTTGATATCGCCAAACAACTTGCAATAGAAACTAATCATATTGATTTTAGTAGGCTTTGGTCTAAAGAAAGAGGAAGTATAAATCATTATACCATTGAAGGTAATTCTAAAATATTTAAAACATTAGAAACTGATCAGATGACATTTCGATTTCATAACGAACACGATGCAATGATGTGTAAAATATTGTTGAGCGATAGAATATGATCAAATACGTCATCGGATTTATTGTTGCTTGTGTGATTTGGATTTTGGTATTGTCTCAAATCAGTATGCCGGAGTACAAAATATATGATTGTAGTCTATCTGAATGGCATCCTGATATTCCTATTGATGTCAAAGAAGAATGTCGTCGACGTAGACATCAAGACTGGAAGAAGCAAAATGAGAACACAATTTAATTAGGAGTTGAAATTGAAAAGTTGGACACTTAACCTAGAAGAAACTGACGATGGTAGTGGGGATGCCATATTAACTTTTCCACCGGAACTGCTAGAACAGGCAGGTTGGAAAGAAGGAGACACATTGAAATGGATAGATCAAAAAGACGGTAGTTGGCTTTTGAAAAAGGTTGACGCACCTGTGGAAAATAGTGTATAATATATTATGAGTAAAATTAAAATCGCAGAGCTGTTTTACAGCATACAAGGTGAAGGCAGGTACATGGGGGTACCTAGTGTGTTTCTACGTACATTTGGATGTAACTTTAAATGTGCAGGATTTGGTATGCCTCGCGGCGAACTAAGCAAAGAAGTTGAATCTATCTCTGAACGCATCACTGAATTTAAAGTCTATGAAGAACTTCCGTTAGTTAGTACTGGTTGTGATAGTTATGCATCATGGGACCCACGCTTTAAGGATCTTAGTCCAATGCTTACTAGCGATGCTATTGCAGAACGTATTGAAGAGATACTGCCCCACAACAAATGGAAGGATGAACATCTTGTTATCACAGGCGGTGAACCTTTGCTAGGGTGGCAACGTGCTTATCCAGACTTGCTACGTCATCCTAAAATGGCAGGCCTAAAAGAAATTACATTTGAAACAAACGGTACTCAAAAGCTAACAGAAGAGTTTAAAGAATATCTAGTAGAATGGCAAATGCCTAATATGGATTTTGCTAGAGAAGTTACATTTAGTGTAAGTGCTAAACTTCCATGCAGTGGTGAGAAGTGGGAAGAAGCAATTCTACCAGAAGTAGTTTGTGAATACGAACAAGTTGGCACAGCATACTTAAAATTTGTTATTGCTACAGAACAAGACTTTGCCGACGCAGAGTGCGCTATTGCCGCTTATCGTAAAGCAGGATTTAAAGGACACGTTTATCTAATGCCAGTGGGAGGGGTAGAAAGCGTTTACGCACTAAACAATAAAAATGTAGCATTATTAGCAATGAAGAATGGTCTACGCTACAGTGATAGATTGCAGGTGCCGTTGTTTAAAAATGAGTGGGGTACTTAATGAAACGATTTATAGAAAAATTATTTGGCATTGATAAACTCAAAGCAGAAACTGAAGCCGCAGTAAAGCTGGCAGAAGAATCCACAAAGATCGCTAAAGATGCAGTTGCGTCTGCAGAACGTGCCAAAGAAGCAGAAGAAACTGCCAAACTAAGTCCAAAAGATCGCGCCACTAAATTAAAAGAACCCTGGGTAGGTGTGCTTAACACGCACGTTAACAAAGACAACATTCGTAATGGCTTTTTTGAACTTGACTGGAACGAGCAATTTGTGTTAAAATTAAAGCAAGAAGGATACGGATTTGATGGCGACAAAGATGAAGAAATTGTAGATCGTTGGTTCCGTGAACTCTGCGCTAATGTAGTAGTTGACGGAGATTTTGGAGGTGCTGTTAACACTGGCGTTATTGATATTAATTCTGTTAGAAAAAACAATCTATGACATATATTTTAGTTGATACTGCAAACACTTTCTTTCGTGCAAGGCACGTTATCAACGGTGATGCTGACATTAAGTTAGGCATGGCATTTCATATTACTCTTAATAGCATTAAAAAAGCATGGCAAGACTTCGGCGGCACACACGTGGTATTCTTCTTAGAAGGTAGAAGCTGGCGTAAAGATTTTTATAAGCCGTATAAAGCCCAACGTACTGCTGCTCGTGCGGCACATACAGAGCGAGAAGCAGAAGAAGAACGTGTGTTTTGGGAAGCGTTCGATACATTTAAAGATTTTGTAACTGAAAAAACAAACTGTTCAGTATTGCAACATCCTAGACTAGAAGCCGATGATTTGATTGCAGGCTGGATTCAGAGTCATCCTGACGATAATCATGTAATCATTTCGACAGACACAGATTTTGTACAACTAATTGCACCAAACGTGAAACAATACAATGGCGTCACCGAAATCACTATCACGCACGAAGGCTACTTTGATAAAAAGAATAAGCCCATCATTGATAAAAAAACTCAAGAAGTCAAAGCGGCTCCGGACCCACAATGGCTACTTTTTGAAAAGTGTATGCGAGGTGATACCTCAGACAACGTATTCAGTGCATATCCGGGAGTACGTGAAAAAGGCACAAAGAATAAGGTTGGTCTCCGTGAGGCCTACGGTGACCGAGACACAAAAGGCTACTCGTGGAACAATCTCATGCTTCAGCGTTGGTCCGACCACAACGGCGAAGAACATCGTGTGCTCGAAGACTATGAACGCAATCGACAGCTGATTGATCTTACAGCACAACCTAATGACATTAGACAGATCATGTCTGAAACTATTGCAACAGCAACACAGGCAAATAAAAATGTCAGCCAGGTAGGAATTAGATTAATGAAATTTTGCAATCTGTATGATCTTAAGAAGATTGCAGATCAGGCACAGGCTTATGCTGAGCCACTTAATGCGAGGTATACACTATGACCGATTTACATAAAGAAAGTCTAACTCGACAATTTGGTAAAGATTTCTTTGTTGCTAAGATTGTCAAAGAAGCAGACAATGCCTTGCCGAATGAAGTTCACGGCTACTCGACAAGTACCGAACCACACAATGCTATGTTTGACATCAAACGTAAACTACCATTATTTACAAAAAGCAGCGATTCAAAAAGTTTGTATTGTGCAGGTTATTATGTAATTAAGTTTGACAAAGGGTGGGTCAAGAGTTTTTGCCCTAAGTTGATTACCTTGCAAAGATACACCTATCAAGGTCCCTTTAGAACTGAACTAGAAATGCGGCAGGTGCTGGCAAATGTTGCAAAATAACTTACCCACAAATCTACCTGGTGTTGAACGATTGCTGGCCAGAGTAGCTGCTGCTGAACGCAGCCAACAAAAAGATATTAGGATATCAATACAAGAAGCCAAAGACCTAACTGCTGAATTAGCAGTATTAACATCTAAATTAGGTCGCACCGTTCAAGAAATACACGCTATGTTAGCGGAAATACGTGAATCAACTACCAAAATTGACGTTAAGTTCGATGGAGGTGGGTTCGGTTCTTGATAAATATATACGTGGTTAATTAGGAAACACGTATTAATGAGCAGACCAAAACCCAAAGTTATACTTGAACATGCCAATAA